GGCATTTGTTTCAACGGTATTGAACGGACGTTGCAACCAGGACGGAGACAAAGCCATTAACGTGATACGCCTGGCAGAACAGGCGGCACAACGCGAACAAGGACGAAGAATTTAAATAGTATTAAAACTCAAATAAAATGAAAGGTAAAATGATAAGTGCACAGGTAATACCAGGTCTCGGAACGCCTGATGATATTGCAACAGAAATATGGAGCTTGGAAGAAAACCAGATCTTTGCCAAGATCCGAAAACGCGAAGTGGTGGAAGCCCGAATGACCGTGATGTGGTACCGGCACGATAAGCTGGGCATGACGCTGTCCAAAGCCGCTGAACCCTACGGGAAAGACCACGCCACGGTTGTCTATGCAGGGCGGCAGATTGAAGCCTTATTGCATTCGGATATGGCTTTCAGAGCCAAACACGAAGTGTTTTGCCAAAGGGTGAGATAACGGTATCCAACTACACGTTCAGTTTGGGTTTTGAAACAATGCCGTATCAATGAAATAAAGCCACCCAAATTGCGGGTAGTTGGGGTTATAACTCGTTTTCAGTCAGTCAAAATATACCTGTTCTGTGCCAGGCTAAACACACTGCGTTCTTTATAAATAAACTATTTTTTATTAACTTAATTAAAAACAAGCGCATTTCGCCATTGTCTAAAGGTTGAGCCAAATAAAAAAGAGTGGACTTACTTACTCGCTTACACGTAGGAATGACAACCGGAAAGACGGCGAAAGGGTGGAAAGCCTTTAATTTTATGATTGAAATTGATAAAGGATACAGATACACATACTTACTTGATGAAACTGGTACTATTTACCGGAAATCAAAAAAAGGATTGCAAGAAGTTGAAAAAAGGATCGGACAACGTGGATATTGCGAATTGAAGATAAAAGGGAAAACATTTGTTTATCATCAAATCGTTGCAAAACATCTGGTTCCAAACCCGAATAATGGGAATAAAGTATTTTTCAATTCATCAAATTTGTTTGATACACGGCCACAAAATTTACGATGGGTATGGACAAGGGAATATCAAAGATTAACGCCACAGGAAGCAATTAAGCGGACTAAATGCAGAAATCTGATTGCATACTACAAAACAGGAAACAGACGAATAATTGACAGTTTGATTCCTGATGTACTGAGTAAAGTGTATTCGATATTTGACCGAAAGAAAGTAGATGAAATGCTCGGTGAACTATTTGAATTATTTTACAACTACCTTGATAGATGTTTGATTTTCAACATTGAAAATGATCTGATTCAAACTCTTAGAGGATTACTAAAACAGGAACTCAGAACAAAGGTCAAAACGTGTCAAATTAATGAACGATTTGTTTAAACGCTGCGCCTTTAAAATGAGTTATAACTTGTTTATATCAGCACTTCAATAAATTGAACCATGAATAAACTCACTGAATATGAATCTCTTTCACTTAAAAAATTAGGTGAAAGCATTCATGCCGGTAAGTGGAGCAATGACGGTTTGGTGCAACTTATTGAACTGGCGGGCGACTACCTTAACCTGCAAACAATACCCGATTACGCAAGTGCCAAAAAGCTAAGTTATAATGGAGTAAAGAAAACAAGGCGCCTGACGAAGCTTTTTAATGTTAAATTTGTGATAGACAACGATTAATCAATCCTTCAATCCCTCAATCCTTCAATAATGGCCTACAACCGCAAAAACATTCTCCAGCGCATGATCGACATACAGGATATCTATTGCCTGCATAGCCAAAGGCACCAGGGCGGTTGTACCGACAAATGGATATTTGAACACCTGGTATTCCCGGCATACCGCATTAGCCGCGCCACATATTACGAGTACCTTGGCACAAACGCCAAAAAGGAATTAAAAGACCTGTTGGAAACCGAGAAAAAACAACTTACTTTATTCAGTTAAATAGTAATAATCTTTAAATCAAAAATCATGGAATCACCTTTATTTGGCCTTCTTATCTTAATTGCTGGCGTAATTCTTATTGTCGTTTCAGTTTTACGCAAAGTTTTCAAAGTCAACGAAAAGTTCGCACAAAATGAAGAAATCATCCGGCTGTTAAAAAAAATGGCAGGTGAACACGATGAATATTAACCGTTTAAATAATAAATCATGAAATCTATTTTACTTATTATCTGTATTCTATTTTCTATTAATTGCTTTTCTCAGCCGCAAAAAGCTGATTATAAAAACCTTGACCAAGTTTCAAAACTTGAATTTCAGAACGATTACACACGCTTTTGCCTTAAAAAGTATCATGATGAAAAAATGATTGGATATAAATGCCAGTTGGCTGGCATAATCATAGTTGGTGCTAGCTTCATTATTCCAGTTCCGGAAGATGTTTCAATTTATGAATCAGGTACTTCAAGCGAATATACCATACATAAAAAAGATTTTACAATTCGTACTATTACTTCTATTGGTGGTGGTGTAATTTCTCTGCTTGGAGTAATTATAAATATAGATTCGGAAAAATGGATGAAACGTGCATACATTGGACCGGACGGCATTGGAGTTCGCTTTAAATTCTGAAACGCTTTCTACAAGCTATCTAAACTCATTCTATATTACGAAGGCGGCCAGATTGGTCGCCTTTTTTTATGCCTTAAATTTTGATACCAGCGTTTAATTCGGTTATTTAGCCGCGAACGTTGTCTATAAAATTAATGTCTATCACCACTCCTGGCTATAAAACAGCCGGTGGAGGGCTGATACCGTAAGGATCAGCGGTCTGATAGGCATTGCTTATAGACGACGTTCACCTCCATCGGTCTTTTAATTAAACCCAAAAACAATGAAGCGAACAATCAATCCGGAGGCAGCCGTAACCGCGCTGCTCAATGAAGATTCTACTGAAAAGTTTGCGGAAACGCAAGACCTGTTTTTTGAGTCGTGGTTAACCTCTAACTTTGCTGATGGCACTACAGGCGATGAGCGGGCTCTGATCTACAGCCACTACAAGGCAACAAAACGATTATTCAAAAACATTGCCTGTTTACCCCGTCCTCTTTTGAAAACCATTTCAGGGTTAGTGTAAAAACAAAAATGGCGGCCCCGAGTGCTCGGGGTCGCCTTTTTTTATTGTCGAAAACTTTCCCAAAGTTTTATACGATTTATAAAACTTTGGGAAAGTTGTTTTTAATTAGAGTACCTTTTTTGCATCAAACTCCACAAAGGTTACCATCCAGCCCCGGTAACGGTGCCAATGCTGCCAGCCGGTAAACTCCAACCGGTTGCAATCGATTCCTCCTGGTTTCCATCCGTCTAAAAGGTCGCGTACATCTTCAGCAATTCCTTCATGTGCATCAACTGTAAGGTCGGAGATCCCATCAGTGGTGCGCAACGCCTTGCTGTAAATATGCAGCCTGATTTTAACCTGCGCCCGTCGCAGATCCTTACTTACTCCGGCAAACTTCAACGGTTCCGGGAACTCAACGAAAATGCCGCTTTCGTTAATCATCGTTTCTTCGTACTGCACGTTGTACCACTCCTGTGGTAGGTTCAAGCTGGCTAAGCGAGTCTTTATAGCCGAGTAAATGGGATAAAGCATAATTAATGAATTTGAAGATTAGTTGATTTGAAAATTTGAAGATGCGAAAGCCAATTTTCAAATTTTCAAATTGATTAATTGTCTCATTTAAAGATTTGTTCTACCATCCTGTCCAGTTTCGCCTCAATGCGTTTGGTCAGGGCTTCGGAGTCGCCAATCATTTTACGCTCCGGCATGGTAAAGCCCGGTGGACGGCCAGCTGTCAACCCTTCGTTGTGTACCTCGGCATAAGGCAGTGAGCTTGTAAACTCAACCTGTGTATCGCTGGCCGTTGTTTCCTGTTTCCAGCTTCGCTTGAGCGATCCACCGCGCTTTTCGCCCATCAGTGTGTTTTTGCGTGCGCCCTTCGCTTTCTTTTTCTTCCAGGCTGTGTAGCTGCCGGTCTTTTCTTCAAAGCCTTCTTTGGCGAAGTTATCGGCAATAAACCGCAAACCTTCAACCTTTGCAATACCGGGCAAACGTTTAATGGCTGCCGGTATCCGCTGTCGTATTTCGTTCAGTTTATTGATAAAATCGCTGTTCATGGTAAAAAGATATTTGATATTAGACTTTAGATGTCAGACAATTACTATATTTGCATAGAAATAAGCCTTGATGTAAGCGAAGGCCGGTTTTAAACCGGTTGAGTCCATTCAGGGCTTATTTTATTTTATTTTATCGGTTATTGCATGAAGTTTTACTACTCCCGACTTCATTTTCACCAGGTTCAGAAACATATTATCAAACCCTTTCACGGCATAATAATACCAGGTAACTTCTGGGTTTTCGCTATCAGCCGCAGATTTTACCAGTTTTGCATCTTTCACCACATTCACTATATCAAAGAGTAGCGCATTTCGCATAACCTGATTATCCTGATTTTTGCCCGTTATGGTCTTTATATCGGTATTCGAAAGCACGATTGGCTTTTCAGTATTGAGTCCGGCAGGTTTTAAAACCGGGTAGGTATCTTTAACCGATTCGCGAATCGATACCCGGCTCAAATTACCTGAAAAATTTCTGGCCTGTTCGGTCAATATCTCCACATCTGCCGTGGGTGCACTGGTATAATACCCTGCCGAATCTGAAAATATCTGCTGATCAATGCCCGGATTAAAATCAAACCCTTTCGGAGCAGGGGTATTCTCGTGCCCTTCGGTTTTATTCACTTCAACATCGGTTTGTATTACCTCGCAGCGACATCCAAAACCAAGTGGCGGGGTGTGCGAGTTCCAGAACGGATCATTGATGGGAAGTACCAAACCTTCAAGTGCAGCGTGTTCGGTTCTAACATCGCTGTCACCGGCTGTGCGCCATTCAAGGTTTGCGTATAGGTCCGCGTTTTCCTGAAAGCCAGTCCAGCGTTCGGCTGCTGCCGAGTTGGCGAAAATTCCCTGCTTTTCGGTTTTCAGGTATTCATTGTACCGCTTTTCAATCCGGCTTTTATCCAGGTCGGTTCTAACGGCTGCCAGTTCCCTAACCCTTTGCGCCTCACGGAAAGCTGTAAACCTTGCGGCATCAGATTGCAGGTTGTTGTATAACTCAAAGCGAGGATCTGAGTAGCTGATGTTCTTAATATCAACGCCCGTTCCCATCCTCACCTGATTGGCATACTGCTCGTATGTTTTGCCGAAATCTTCATTGTCGAACAATCCGATCTTATTCAATCCCAGGGCAATAATCCTACTGATCTTTTTTTTTTACTAAGAGCGGAACGGTTCTGAACCGACTTCTTCGGATCAGGAGTACTGTTATCCGAAGCATCGCTGCCTGAGTCTGTCGCAGGCGGAGGCTCATTGATCACCGGCTCTTTATCCAGTAAGTCCTTATACTGAATCTTCGCCTTTGCCAAACGATCAGCATTCACATACATATTCTTAACCATAAGCGGCAGTAATTTGCCGTTCAGGTGGTTTTGCACCCGGCGCAAACGTGCTTTGGTAAATGTGTCCAGGATACGTTCATGAACCTGTGCAGTGCCTACAAATGCCTGTGTATCGGCTGTGGCGGTCTGCCCATTGATCAGTTTCGAAAGTTCCTGATTCGCCAGGGTAATGGCTTCCATGTAAATTTTGTAAAAGTCGCTTTTCTGAGCTTCTTTAATTTCAATGGTATCATCCTTGCTGTGAATAACGTAACCATTGGCCGCGAAGTCAGCACACATACTGGCAATCTTATCCAGTTCCGCCTTGTCTTCGGTATCGGTGGCATAGTCAAGGAATGGCATACCGTAACGCTCCGATGCCTGGCTCCAATCGGTACGTGCATATTTCTTCAGGATCACCTCTTCAGCGGCATATTCAAATAATCCGAGGTATTCTTTTCCTTCCACTTCAACCAGGTTTAAATCTTCCAGCTTATCGGTATAAGGAAGTAAAATGTTTGCCGTTTTATCCATGATGATGTTGCCATTCACCGGCTCCACATACTCACGCGGGATCAGGAAGCAGGCGGCAAACTCTCCCAACTCATTAATCTCCGGAAACTCAATCAGCGAATGACCCCAGAATTCAGCATCAGCAATATACTCCACGCAATCATCCATCCATTCGCGGTCAAACAGCGAACGCAATTCTTCGTCTTCCTTGCCGTCAACCAACACCACGTACTGGCTTTGCTGAATATCATTGATCGCAGTTTCTGCCTGTGCTTTCAGGTGCCGGTCTTTCCGGATCTGGTTATAGATCGAATACAGATCCTCACGGTTTGGCCGGGTGGTATCTTTTGCCATATCAATAGCAGAACCAAGCTTATCCATCAACAACTCAACCCGGTAGTCCGGACGTTTTTTAATCGTCGAATAAATACGCTTTTTCTTGGTACTGCTCACTGAGCCTGTCGAAGGGGAAGGTGAAGGTGCTTTTGCCAGACCGATTTGGATGCCGAATAATTTCATTGCAATGTATTTTAAATGATGTTGAAACGTTGAATAATTTGAAAATTTGAAGATGTGAAAATTTGAAAATGAAACGGCCAATTGCCGAATTTTCAAATTTTCAAATTAAAAACTATGTGTTCTTTTTGGATTTGATCCCCACCTGAAATTGGCAGCAGTCACCCCGGTTTCATCGGTCAGCACTTCGAGCGTGGAGCTTGCTTTTCCTGATGCCAGATCCTTGATAAACAACA